AGCTGAAGGTCGAGGTCGCGCAGGTCGCGTTGCACCCGGTCCTCGGTGACGGTCCAGGTATCGCCGCCCGGCGCCACCGTGAAGGCGAAGGATGCGCCGCGAATGTCGCCCCGTTCCACGCTCACAGCCAGGTCGCGGGCCGTGGTCGTGTCGGGCATGTCCACCTCGAAGTGCAGCCCCCGGCTATCCTCGGCCAGCCGCAGGGTGCCCGCAGAGCGGCGCCCTAGCACCAGGTGCGGCATGTGATGCACCAGGGCCAAGGGGTCGAGGCGGTTGCCTTGCAGGGTCCGGGTGAAGGCGCCGGGCCGCACATATTCGATGAAGCCCCCCAGGTCTTCCGAGGGGCTGTCAAAGACGGCTGCGTAACCAGCGAGGCGAAGGGCGTTGCCGCCCCCCACGCTGCGAAGCTCGATTGCGGCGCGGCGCTCGGTCACGGCGTGGGCACCGCCGTCACATCGTCGGCAACCGCGAAGCTCTCGCCATGCCGCACCCCCACGTCAACGTCGCGCATCGCCCGCACCATGACGCGGCCGCGCGCATAGGCTTCGTCGGCATAGGGGTTCACCAGAATGTCGGTGCCGCTCCAGTAGCCCACCAGCAGTTGCGACCAGGCGCCGAAGATGGCGGTTCCATCGGGCAGGGCGTTGGTGAGGGCGTGGCCGTAACCGGCAATCTGGCCGTTCTCCATGATGTAGCCGCCGCCTGCGTCACCCGTCACCTGCATGGTGTTCATGAGCACTGCCGCCGCTGCCGGGCTCAGGGCCCACCCCAGGTTGCCGAAGGCCGCGTTGCTTGCCAGCACCGCCATAGGCATGGCGAGGGCTTCGGCCCGGCTCGGGGTTGCCAGCGTCAGCTCGTGCACCCCTTCGGCGTTCACCACCCCCACGGGCTTGTTGCCGGTGCCGTCACCGATGAGGGCCTGTTTGTCGATCTCGGCCGCGATGGCATAGGCGAGGTCGCGGCGCACGATGTCCTC